AACTAAGTATGGCGTGGGTAGTCCGGGACGAATGGCTGGTTTAGTTACCGGCAGAAATAAATCAGTGGGAGGCTGGACAATGAGTCCTGGCGGCCGAGTGATCAATAGAGTTTGTCGCCTAATCGACCGTAAAGTAATGGATATAGGCAACTACACTGCTTGGGTGAATAAACAATCACTCGCCTAATACTTTGAGTGCTAGTTCGTAGTGATGAATTCTGTCTTCAAGACCTATGGTCCCGCCATTTATCCTCTTGGTAAGGTTTAGGATGTCACCACTATCACAATACTTCAACAAATCATTTTGGTCAAAGAACCAACCGGCAGAACTTACGGCTCCTGCTGGAGTCTCCATATAAGCGACACACTCTTCAATTGAGATACCTAGGTCGGCAGCGAAGCGAGTATAGTTTTGTTTGCCTGTCAATTGAATCAGACCACGGCCACAATAGCGGCTACCGTCACCAGATGCCTCATCGCCGTTGCCCATACGATTACCATATACCTTGTTAGCGATCTTTGCCGGCTGACGCTCGTACTCTTTGGCTAGGGCTTCAGTTGGAAAGTATTTCTTGAATGTTGTCATCAATCCCTTAGCGCTGTAGTTCAAGTTCTCTTTTACTGCGGTAAAGCACCCAGATTCGTGAGCCGTCTGTGCCAAGAAGCCAGCTATTCGTTTAGGCGTATTGATTTCATAGTACTGGCACACTTCATTGAGTGGAGTGACATACTTTTCAAGTACGGATGCCTTGGTCTTAGGGCAGATTTTTTGTAGTAGTTCTAGGGTAATCTCTGACATGTTATTCCTCTTATAGTATTTAGTGATGATTTCACACTCTTCTGGCACCTTTGATGCCATGTTCAGACAGAGCCTGTTCAATGATCTTGTCTGTTTTATCCTTCTCACCGTCGAGTTGTTTTTTTATCCATGTATCCGGTGTAACTTTGTAGTCAGCGACCCAGTAATCATGTAACTGTTTAGGGGTGATATGGTGGTCTTTAGCAATCTTCTTCATCATTCTGTCTATACTATCGTAGTCAGTCTTTTTATTTTTTAGGAGGGCTTTCTTTAGTTCAACACAGCAGGGTTTAGATTGTTTACTCTCATAGATCGTGGCATCCAGCTTGCCGTATGTCCTCATTATCCTTCCAGCAAGGGCGTTTGCTACATCTTCAATGTTCTGTTTTTGTTCGTCATCCATTGTGTCTGAGGCACTTCCAAGTTCAAACTGCTTGACATGAATGAGTTCATGTACTAAGGTCCTCATGATGTCTGCTGTATTTCTATTACCCACATGTACCCACACATCACCGTTTGAACGGGTACTACCGAATGACCTGTTTTTGTCAACCTGGCCCATGTCGTTACCATACTTGATTGTTGGCGGCGTTTGTATGTTGAGTTGTTTCAAGGCCCAATCAGCAAATTTTCTGACCTGTTCGACCTTGGTTTGTTGATCTTTGACTTCTGATATTCTCATGGTTACACTTTCTTATGTTATATTTATCTTGATATAAATAAGATTATGAAACACTTACTATCAATCCTCATTCTATCCCTAGCGGCAACTACGGCCGTAGCTCAAAAGACACCTCAGGGCGTTACATACGAGGCTCAGATTCTCAGAGTCAGTGATGGCGACACTATCGTTATCGCCGCTGGTTTCTTGCCGGCACCCCTAAAGCCTGAACTAGCAGTCCGAATCTTCGGTGTTGACACTCCTGAAAAGGGATTCCGTGCCAAGTGCCCTGCCGAAGACCAGCGTGGTCAAGCCGCTAGTGCCTTTACCAAAAAGATGGTTGAAGGTTCAAAGAGTCGCCAAGTCACCATCTACGGGTGGGACAAGTTTGGTGGCCGAATTCTCGGCGACATCATCTTGGACGGCAAGAGCGTGAGAGCTGGCCTGATTGCCAACGGTTTTGCCCGTGAGTATTTTGGCGAGGCTAAGGGTAGCTGGTGCTGATCTGACCAGCCAATAGAAAAAGGACCCAGTGGGTCCTTTTTTATTTTACTTTATTGAAGATTTCTTTCTGATTATCATGCCACTCTACTGTGGCTGAATGTTTGATTTTACATTCAATGCCTCGTTTGTAGTTTTCAACATTGGTACCTAGAAGATCAATGATGCTGAATGGTGTATTCTTATCAGCCTTTTCAAGTTTGATCAAGTCTTTACACTCTTCACGTAGAACTGGTGGCAGTTCTGGGAACTTTCTGGCAACTGGTACCGTGGTAGAACACGCTGATAGTAATAATACGGCAACTAGTGATAGCCTGATCATTTCTTCTTCTCCGTTGCTTTGTTCAACTCATCTACTGCTTTGTTGTGAGCGTCAACGACATCTTGAGGTAGAGAACAGCGTTCAACAAACTTGACCACTTCTTCTTTCTTCACTACATCACGATCAATGTACTTGATGACTTCTTGAGCTTTCTCACGAACTACCTGAGTCTTAGTGACTACTCGTTCTTGAATGACTGTATTGACTTGGGCACTCTTGGCTTCAGCTTGGGCTACCTTGACTTCAAGTTCTTTTACTTTTAGTTCCCACTCTTTGGTGTCAGCGAGAGCACCTTCAAGGTAAACACCAAATGTCAAGACTAGTAGACTTATGACTTGAACAGCAAGTTTGTATGGCTTGATACTAGGAATGAATCCTAGAACAAAGCCAGCAATCACGCCTAGCACACCAGCCGTAAAGATGGTGTGTACTACGATTTCTGGGAGATATTGAATGATCCACATAAACTTATTTATCCCGGTTTATCTTATTTTGCCAGTAGTGACTAGATTTGAACCATTCATGATATCGCCTAAAGCCCTCTTCAACATCTATCTCAGGGTCAAAACCAAAGTCTCTACGAGCAGCGTCAATGTTCAAGGCGCCACGACTAGGAAAGTCTAAGTCTCTAGGGCAAACTTCAACTGATCCGCTACCAGCGATATCTACTGCCAAATGGGCGGCATCTAGTAGAGTCCAGCTATGACTCTTGGTCACATTGTAGGTCTTGTTTACCGTGTTAGGGGAGAGGGCAGTGGCTACTATACCGTCAGCGGCATCACTGACGAATGTGAAGTCAAGCGTTTCAGTAGCACCGTTGACCTTGAGTGTATTACCCTTCATAGCGTTGACCATGAACTTAGAAATGACTCGGTCTTCAACATCAAGAGGTCCATAGACGGCGCTAGGTCTGATGATCGTATGTTCCAGAGGAGTCTTCCTGGAGTAGTCTTTGACTAACCATTCACCTGCCAGTTTCAAGATGCCGTATTGTCCTTGGGGTTTACAGATAGCGTCCTCTGTTACATCGTCCTTGAAGTCACCATAGACCATTGATGATGAGATATAGATGAAGCGCCTAGATTTGTGACTGACGCTTGCCTCAAGTAAGTTTAGGAGCCCTTCACTCATTGTCCTACTACCTAAAGCGGGATTAGCGTTGACTACCTTCTGACGAGGGAAAGATGCCATATGAATGACGATTTCCGGCTGTTCAACGTTGAATACTCTGTTTACTTTGTCAGCATCACTGATATCAAACTCGTATAGGTGACTGATGTCCACCTGTTTGGTTCGCTCATCCATCAAGTAACACAACTCATCATATGGCACTATACCATAGGTGGTCCTGGTGTCCATGATAGACACTTGATGTCCTTGATTCTGTAGTCTCTTGACCACATTGTGTCCGATCAATCCTAATCCGCCTGTTACCAAAATTCTCATTTTTATTCCTTATATTTTAGGAGCCAGACTACATAGTCTCTGTCCCTTAGTTTGGCGGTGATGACGAACTTTGTATAAAATGACATAGGGTCATCCCGCCTGTGCCATGCTGGTGTCTCAATAGCGTATTTGAATACCCATTGTCCAGCATCACTTCTTTCCCAGTCAAAGAGAGGACCAGCGGCATGAATCACAGGATCATCAACATCACGAATCACAAATTCATGAACCACAACATCGTGAATCTGTTCAATATTATCGTCTACCTTCATAAATCTATGAACTGGTCCAGTTGGTGCCTTGCCAAGGTAACCAACTCTTTGTGCTGTTCCCACTTTCATACAGCCATCTTTGCCTTGATGGCACCGTGTGATTGATAGTTGTTCAACTTGATATCGTCCATAGTGAATCTGTCAATGTCTTTGATTTCTGTATTCAGCCATAATTGAGGTGGTTCAAATGGCTCACGGGTCAACTGTTCTTTCACTTGCTCAACGTGGTCCAGATAGATGTGAGTATCACCCGTAGAGATGATCAACTCACCTACTGATAGATCACAAACTTGAGCAATCATGTGGGTCAGTAAGGCATAACTAGCGATGTTGAATGGAAGACCCAAGAACACATCTACGCTACGCTGATACATATGGCAGGATAGTTTGCCGTTGTTCACGTAGTATTGTGACATAACATGGCATGGTGGTAGGGCCATTTGGTCTAGTTCGCCTACATTCCATGCTGACAGAATATGCCGTCTGCCATTGGGATCTTTTTTCAGTCCTTGGATGAGTTGTTTGACTTGGTCAATCTCTTGTACCTTAGTACCAGACCTACTACGATAGCTATTCCCAAAATCGTCATGATGTACTTCTTCTCCAGTTGTTGTTGTTTTTTGCCAGTGTCTCCACTGTACGCCGTATACCCGACCCAGATCACCTTCAAACTTTGCCTTGGGTTCCCAGTATGGTGCCATGGCATTGGGTGTCCAGATTGTGACTGAACCGTCACGGGTACCATGAGTGATTTCAGCGAGTCGTCGTTCGTCACTTGAGCCTTCAAGAAACCAGATTAGTTCGCCTTTGCAAGCGTTGAATGCCAGTTTCTTTGTTGTGATCGCAGGGAATGATTCCTGTAGATTGAAGCGGAGTTGACGAGCAAAAACGGAGATAGTGCCGGTGCCTGTTCGGTCACCCTTCACTTCTCCGTTTTCTAGTATATCTTTGAGTAGTTGATGGTATTGAATCATAATACCTATTATATCACGGTCGCTCGTAAATTTCAACTGTCATGTTATCCAAAACTTCGCTAGACACTAGTGTGAATCCTTCGAGGTATTTGTCAGCATTGAGCGTGATATCCGCCTTCAGTTTACTAGCGTGACGAGTGAAGTAGACCCGTTTGATTTGTGGTCGGAGTGCCCATAGCACCTTAGCTCCACCGATCACAAAGACTTGCTCGTCTTGTTGAATATCCATCATCAGTGAAGTGATGTTTGAATATACCTCACACCGGTGATCGACCAAGGTCGTACTTAGTACACAATTTCGTCGGTTTGGTAGTGGCTTAGGCATGTCACTCAACCATGTTGAAGCGCCCATGACTACAGTATGACCAGTTGTAAGTTCTCGGAAGCGCTTCATGTCTTCACTACTATGTGGCCACGGCATTGTATTACCAACGCCGAAGCCATCAATCGTATTGACCGCAAATATTGCGTTCATATTTTATAGACCTCTGAGTAGATTATCTGTCTCGGGCTGGACAGTTTCAGCGATACTTTCAATGTCTAGAATGAATTCAATACTGATCATATCAACATCAAATTCTTCTAGTTTAGCGGCAATCTCTTCTTCTATCTCATCAGCAGATAATCCCTGAGACAGCATGGATTGAATGTTGATAGTTCTCTGGCGTCTACCAGACAATTTCACTATCAACTTTTTGATAAATTCAACAGGAATCTTTTCCTTAGAAACATCTTGAATCAGATGTTCCCATTTCTCAAATAGCTCAGGAGATAGCATGACTTATCCTACAACTGTTGCCTTTTTCTGGCGACGAGGTTGTTTCTTTGGTACTGGTGCAGCTACTGGCATCAATGATTGTGCTTCCTTCTGTAAGCGTTCGCTTTCTGCCAATAGGCCTCGGGCTTCTGCTTCCATTCGCTGTGCTTGATTCATCAAGTTCTTAGCTAATGAATCGTTGCCTAGAACATCTGTACCCGCCATATCCTGTGGCGGCAGTTCCCCACGCATTCTACGGGCGACTTCTATTGGGTCTTGTAGTCCCCTTGAAGCATCCATATCTGCTAATCGCTTGACAGCCGCTTCGCCACGCTCCATCTCGTTCAAAATATCATTCAATTCATTGAGGCGAATGGTCTGACCTGGTGCTGGTGTCATTACAACTTGATTGGTTTGCATCTTCTTCATCATTCCTTCACGGTGCATAACCTGAAGAATAATTTTACCATCTTTTGTATATGATCTGTTGAGCGCTTCTGCCAAATCTTTTGAACTTTGACCTAGTTGACTCTCAATTGCAGCCATCAACGGATCATGGATATTGGCACCCAATAATTCCGTATAGATGATCAAACTCATGTGAGGTTCGTTTGGTAATTCTCTAAAGATCACTGCGACTTTTCTGTCACCTACTTTGCCTATGTGCCGTAAAAACTGAGCCATGTTGCTCTCCTTTGTAATATCACATATTTACTCTAGAGTAACATGGCTCAGAATTTTTATTTGGCTAGGTCGGCCAGCATACGGTACTGACCGTATGCGTCCATCACACTCTGATTGTGGGTGGAGGGTGAAGGCGCGATTTCGTACCAGGTGTCGTTAAGAAGGTGAGCACGATGGACATCAGTGAAGCATCGTGGCTGATGAAGTTGTCCGTGTTCGTAGAGGCGTTGAGCGACTGCCTTGGCATCTCCGAAAGAGTGTGCCGACATGTCGTATGCTCTTGAAGGCGGGGAGAAATAGTAATGATCAATGACATCCATGAGGCGTTCAAGATTAGGGCACATGGTGTTGGTCACGATGACCAACACATCTTCTTCCTTGACTTTGCCGTCGAGGATGGATTTGAGGCACTTACCGAGAGATGTTCCTATCCACATATTTTATTCCTTTATGTTCCGATTGTTGTATAGATCAGTTCACCGACCGATCTGATTTCGTTTTTGATTTCTTCTGGCTCCAGATAGAAGGCACTAACGAGGTCTTCTTCTGTCATTGTACTCACTACTTTCCAGATTTCATAATGGCGCTGTTTATTGATCACACTATTGACTATCATACCTCTGATTGGATTACTGGAGAACGGGGTCATATCATCTTCCTTCAACAGACTAACTACATATAGTTGGTCGTGAAGGGTCATGTTTATGATTTCTTCCAATCGTCTTGATGACCACCTCAATACGTATGTGTTACCGTTCTCTACATAGTCCATATATTGCCTCGGCGTGTTCTATTGCCAATATCAGGGATTCATTGTTGTCTGACTCGTTGATTATATCAAACCATTTTCGCCAGCGTTCTATCTTCTCCACAGTAGTGGGATGACCTCGGGTCATCCCCTTCGTGTCTTTAGTCTCATAAAGGCTCACTCTACCATCACTTGAGTAGAAGAGAATAATCTCCTTTGAGTGGCTGTAGATCATTTATCTTTATCTTTCATGTGCCTATTATACATCATATCGTAGATTATTGTCAATGATTATTGGAAGATAAATAAAGGTGAGGATCACGATACTGGACATATCTACCCTCTCTAACGATTGAAAAGGAATCATCAGCGTGACTATTTATCTTTACAAAAAGACCCACAACATTACTGGCCTGAATTATCTAGGCAAAACCACACAAGACCCATTCAAGTATTCTGGTTCTGGCAAATATTGGAGAAACCATCTCAAAAAACACGGCAACGATATCACTACAGTGATTCTAAAAGAATGCCAAGACCCAGATGAATTGAAGACCTGGGGAATTTATTATAGCGAACTCTGGAAGGTTGTTGAGAGTGATGAATGGGCTAACATCAAACCAGAAAACGGTGATGGTGGCGATACTTCACTAACCCCTAACTACCTGAAGAGTAAGCCTCGTTTTAGTCACAAGGGTGAGGCGAATCCAAACTATAAACACGGTAATGCCACCAAAGAAGCGGTTGAGGCTAGAAAAGATGCTCTAAATGGCAAACATGGCAACTATGGCAAGAAAAGACCTAACATATCCGGTGATAACCACTATGAATCTAAATCAGTGAACACACCCATGGGTGTGTTCACTACTGTTACTGCCGCAGCTAAGGCACACGGAGTAACAAGAAGTATCATCACTAAGAGAATAAGAAAGGGCGTTGAAGGCTATTCTTACTCATCAAAGGTCGCCCATGTCCCAAACGGAGGAGTCACTGTCTTAGCGTACTCGCCATAGCCGATCCATGTGGTGTCACAATAGTCGGGAATTCCCCAGCTACCGAACGGCATCATGTCAGTGAACACAATCAGGCGATTAGGCTCAATTGCCTCACGCTTGAGGTAGTCAAAGATACAGTCAAAGTCGGTACCGCCACCACCACCTGGCACATACTCAGCGATACTGTCTAGGTTCTCGCTAGAGTAGTCGGCAGGGTTATGGACACGGGTGTCAAAACAGAACACATGAATCCGGTAGCCGGAGAATGAGTCCATGATACCTTGAATCTCGCTCAAGAATACCTTCAACTCAGTGTTGCCGATACTACCAGAGGTGTCAATAGCGACGGTGATATCAATCTCTTCGCCGGGATTCTGACTAGGCAACACAGCGTCAAGATGCCAACCACGACGGGAGGGCCGCATGAAGGTGTAATCAGTCTTGATGGTAGAAGTCAACACCGTCTGAATCAGTTCACGCCAAGGCATCTTGGGCTCAGTGATGTCCTGAATCAAGCGATTGACTGCCTCTGGTGTACCGTGACCAGCGCCTTTGGCAGCCTTAGCGGCGGCAATCACATTCTCCTTGATTTCTTGACGGAGTTGTTCACGCTCTTCGGCAGACATTTTGCCAGGTCGCTTGCCGTTGCCTTCCTTGTCGCCATCGCCACCATCGTCACCGTCATCGCCGTCCATGTGGTCGTCCAACAGTTGGTCAATCAAATCGTCCATGCTCATGGACTTGGCGTCCTTCATCAGGTCATCATAGATTTCGTTGGCGGACTTTTTCTCATACTTTGACTCATAGAGGCAAGGCACGGTAGTGATGAATTGACCGACTTTGTGATTACGGAGGTCAGCGTTGACGGCATAGTCACATGCCACGTTCCAGATTTCTGGGTTACGGTCATCACGGCGGTCAAGGTGATCATAGACCAAGTGGAGAACTTCATGCCCGAACAAGAACTCAACTTCACGGGTCTGAAGCATGTTGATAAATCTGGAGTTGTAGTAGAAGTTACGGCCGTCGGTAGCGGCAGTTGCCAGCCATTCGTCAGCATTGACCAGTTTGAGACGGGTTGCCAGGTTACCAAAGAAACTATGCCACATGAGCAGGGCAACACGGCTAGTCACCAGACGGTCACGGGCCATATTGTCAGCGGCACGGTCATAGGGACCGATCAGTTTTGCCATTTTGTCGGCGTTCTTGGTCTTGGTGGTTTTGCTGGTGGTTTTGCTAGCGGTCTTGGTTGCCATAGGGGTCTTTCGTTACAATATGGTATATTATATCACAGGCGAGAATAAATGTCAAATGGGGCCTAAGCCCCATTGATCACTTGTGTGAAGCGTCCTTGATGAACTTGCCGTACTTCTGGTAGAACTCGTTGAAGTTCTTGAGGTTAGCCACATCAAAAGGAATCTGGTAAGTCTTCATGGCGATCTTGGAACCCATGATTACCAGTTCAGTCTCAAAGTTCTTCATCATGTAAGTGAGGAAATTGCCGACCATCTCAGTCAACTGAGCGCTGGTCACATCCTTGTTGTTCTTGGCATCACGGAGTTCGTAGCACATGCCAGTGGTCAAGGCGTACATTGCCGAGATTTCTTTGACATCCAAGTCAGTGACTTTGCCCGACAAGATGTCAGCAGGCTGAGGCATCTTGCCAACGAAACGACGGTGTGTCTTGAACTTGGCAGCCAAGCCTTCACCAACAGCGCCTGCTACCAGGGTGAACAAGGTTTCCTCATCAATGGTGTCATCTGACAGGAGGTCACTGACGAATGTCCATGAGCGTGGGGTAGCGAATGCCTTGCTGGCAGACTTGGCGTCAAAGTCGTACAGGTCTTGCTTGGCGAACGACAGGTAGCCCACGATATCCTTGTGGATACCTTTGACCACTGCCCAGTCTTGCCATGAGGCGAAGTCGGGACGCATCTCAACGTGGACGAATCGGTTAGCCAGTGGCATTGGCATACGGTAAGTCACGCCTTTGTCCGATTCACGGTTGCCAGCGGCAACGATTACCACGTTGTCAGGCAGTTTGTACTTGCCGACACAACGGTTGAGAATCAGTTGATAGCCAGCGGCTTGAACAGAGGGAGCAGCCGAGTTCATCTCGTCCAAGAACAAGACCACGATTGGGTATTGTTTGGCGAATTCTTCATCTGGCAGGTCGATAGGAGGAGCCCAGTCCATCTTGCCGTTGTCACGGTTGAAGAAGGGGATACCACGAATGTCAGTGGGTTCCATCTGAGCCATACGGAGGTCAATCATGGCGCCACCGAGTTCTTCGGTGATTTCAGCCACGACTTCGGACTTGCCGATGCCAGGAGGGCCCCACAGGAACACTGGACGCTTGACCTTGAATGCGGTCAACAGCGCTTTACGGGCTTGAGTAGAGGTGACGGTGAAGGCGTCAGAGACGGAAGATGTTGCCATGATAGGGCTCCTAAGTTTGTGTTGAAGGTTAAATTATACTACGGGTTTGAATTGTTGTCAACTGTTTTATCAGTTTGACCAGAAGGATTCTGAGGCGGGGTTACATGACCAGGGTGTAACACGGTCGATTTCTATATCCTGGCCAGTCATAAGGCTCTTGGCCGTGATTTGAGTAGGAAAGTACTCAATACGGTAAACGGTGGAGGGGTACATGCCACGAAGGTTGACTATCTCAGCATTCATTGACGATTCTGTACGGTCCCTCCACACGGTGGTTGATACTGGACGCTCTCCTGAGCGGTAGCGCCGGTCGGCTTTGTAGATGTACAGGGTGTAGTCACACTTAGTCATAAAGTATTCCTTTTAGGCTGTGAAGCAGAAGGCGTATTCCATGTGGCCACGCTGAGGGGTGACCTGAACTGGGCCGAACTGTTCCTTCAGGGTGGTCAGCAATTGACGGGCTTCCTCAGGGAAACAGGTCACGAACAGAGTGCCAGAGCAGAAGCCGTCCATCTCGCTGGTGCCCAGAACATCGGTAACTACGGCCATCACTTGTGTCTCAAAGGTCATCTCTATCTCCTGTTTCAGTGTCAATACAAGTATTGTATCAGGTTTCCGATTTATTGTCAATTATTCGTCTGAGGCTTGTCGAGTCAATTCATCTTGCGGCCATCTACATACCATGTAGCTCGTCCATCTACCAAACGTAGAATATAGTTGTACTCTTCCCACTGACCATTGACTTTGTAGTCCTGGAAGTTAGCGAAGCGGCTGGCTTCGGTGTCAGACTCACCACGATCACGGCCATAAGCACATACTCCGTCCAAAGTAGGGGCCAGCGATGAGATACTGCCCAGTTCGATCAGGTCACGAAGTTTGAACGGGTCGCTATAGGATTCCTGGAGGATACGGCCATTATAGGACAGGTAGCCATCGTTGTGGCAGTAGATTTGTTGAACGGTGCCATCAGCGAATTCCAGAGCGATTGTAGAACGAGTAGCCATTTTGATTCCTTTCAGTTAGAAGCGAGAACTTCACCAGTGTAAGAGTTGGTGATTGTGAATGATGCTCCAGACTTGACCATCTGGCCCACAGTCTTGGCAAAGTTCTTTTCAGACACATAAGTTCTAAAAGAGCGTTCTTCCAACACACCAAAGATGTTGGTCATGGTGTAGGTAACCTTGATATCTTTCATCTCTATCTCCTGTTTCAGTGTCAATACAAGTATTGTATCAGGTTTCCGATTTATTGTCAAATTTTAACCGAATTCGGCAAAGATTTCTTGGTCTTCATCCCAGTTTTTGCACTCGGCCACCTCAAGAGCGGTGTCCTCATATGAGTACTCTTTGATTACTTTTGCCGACAGGGTGTCGACCACGAACCATGCTTGGTCTCCAGAGCGAACGATGTAGCGGGGCATATCTATCTCCTGTTTCAGTGTCAATACAAGTATTGTACATGGAATGGGATTTATTGTCAAATCAGGAGAGTAAGAGGCCGATTATAATGATTTTGTCTAAGGATTCTATCGCTTCGTTTACTTTTGATAGCTTTTCGTCACTGTAATATGCTACCTTAGTTCTACGGGCTTCAACCTCTGTCTTGCTCAGGTCATCAACCATCCGGTCAATATTTTTCAGCATCTGCCTGATTGATGTGTCATAGGGCAGTTTGAGAATCTGTTGTTTGAGGTCGTA